GCAGGATCACGCCGACCATCAGCGACCAGTTCACGGCACCGATATAGATCTGGCCCTGTTCGGCGCTTGAGGTGTGCTGGATATGCATACGCGGGATATAACCCAACTGGATCGCCTGGCGCGTCAACGAGAACGCACCGGAGATCACCGCCTGGGACGCAATCACCGTGGCCAGGGTGGACAACACCACCAGCGGGATCAGCGCCCAACTCGGCGCCAACAGGTAGAACGGGTTGCGTGCGGCTTCCGGGTCGCCCAGCAGCATGGCGCCCTGGCCGAAATAGTTGAGCACCAGCGCCGGCAACACCAGGATGAACCAGGCGCGGGCGATGGGCTTGCGGCCGAAGTGGCCCATGTCGGCATACAGCGCCTCGGCACCGGTCAACGCCAGCACTACCGCACCGAGGATTGCCACGCCAATGCCAGGGTGGGCCTCGAAGAAACGCACGCCCCACATCGGGTTCAAGGCATTGAGCACTTCAGGGTGCAGGGTAATGCCATACACACCGAGAGCACCCAATACCAGGAACCAGGTCACCATCACCGGCCCGAACAACTTGCCGATGCGGTCGGTACCGTGCTTCTGGATCAGGAACAGCGCCACCAGCACCACCAGGGCGATCGGCACCACCCATTTTTCCAGGCCGTCGAACGCAAGTTCCAGGCCTTCAATGGCCGACAGCACCGAAATCGCCGGGGTAATCATGCTGTCGCCATAGAACAGCGCCGCACCGCACAGGCCGCACACCACGAGGAAACTGCGCAACTTCTTGCGCTCCCCCGCCGCCCTTCGCGCCAACGCGGTCAGGGCCATGATGCCGCCTTCGCCCTGGTTATCGGCGCGCAGCACGAACAGCATGTACTTGATCGACACCACCCAGATCAACGACCAGAAGATCAGCGCCAGGATCCCCAGCACACCGTCATGGTTGACCTGCACCCCATAACCACCGTTGAACACCTCTTTGAGGGTATAGAGCGGGCTGGTACCGATATCGCCGTAAACCACCCCGACCGCTGCCACCAGCATGCCGATCGGCTTTGCGTTGGAATGCTCGGCACCTGCTGCCTGACTACTTGCCTGACCCATCAACCACTCCTGCCCTTTGACCTGAGGTCTCTTATAAACAGCGCGTCTAAGCTGACCCTAGCATGCGCTGTTTTACTTCTCGTAACAGACGTTTTATTGACCCAAGGGTTTTCCCCGTGCGCAACGGCGCGAAGCATAGCGCAGCAGTCGTCGTATTTCCCTGCATAAAGCTGGAGTCTTTTTGCCTGCATTGACGTCATTTAGTTCCAACGCTAGGTTTTTCGCTTTTTACGGACTCCGCGATTTCCGACGCATGGGTTGCATAGCGGCGTGCTGGGAACAAAAAGCGTTTGATCAAATTTGATGGGCTGTCTCATACTCTGACTGTAGCCACAACGTAGCTACAATTTTGAGAGGGAGTCATGATATGCCTGCATTACTGAAGACTACTGACGTGCGATGCCGCATCGATGAGGATTTGAAGGAGCGTGCCACTGCTGTGCTCAATGCCTGTGGGCTTAGCCTCAGTGACGCCATGCGTCTTTTCCTCCGCCAGGTCGTGACAACACAGGGAATACCATTTGAGGTGCGGGTTCCTTCGCAGAAGACCGCTCGTGCCATGGCACAAGCGCATGCGATACGTCGCCAGTTTGACTCGATCGACGACATGCTAAGGGACACTGATGGCGAAACAGGAGAAGAAACAAAAGCGCGCTGACCTGCCAAAGCAATGCGCGCAGACGCCTGAGTTTAAAAAGTCCTGGGAACGCTACAAGCGTGCCGGGCGTCGGGATATGAATGAGGTCCGGGTGGTGATGGTGATGCTTTTTTAGGCGAACAACTACCCGCCGAGTATCGAGACCATGCGCTTACCGGGAATTGGGACGGTTTCAGAGAGTGCCATATCGGCGGTGATTTTCTGATGATTTATGAACAATCGCGGGCTGACCTGATCACCTTTGTGGACTTGGGGAGTCACGCGGAATTGTTCGCGTAGTGATTGGCGAATCGAATGACGCAGCACTCGTCGCATTTCCCCGCATAAAGCTGGTCAAGTGCGTTGCCCGTCGCTAGAATTGCGCACTTTTTGATCAGAGGCGCAGCAAGCGCCCGTCCGCAGCCCTGTCGTGCCCGACTGGCGGCGTCATTCAATACCGAGGTTAGACATGTCCACCACCATCGCAAAAGCCAACCCCAAGGTTGGCTTTGTTTCCCTGGGTTGCCCCTAGGACTCACAAAATATACAAAATTTTCTGCCTATCTCCCTTCACCCATCCCTCCTGCAGAAGAGCTTTATGCCTCTGTAGCAAGCACGAATAGCTAACGCAGATGCTGGGGTAGACAGAACCACGAAAAGTGATGTTAATTTGATATTCAAATTTCCTTTCCTGTTGGGAATATCGAATGACCGTCAATGCTCCAGAATCAGTGGCTGAACCAGACAAGCAAACATTTGCAGAATTCCTCGAATCGTCCCCACCGAACCAACTGATCCTCATTTCAGACCTCATGATGTCCAAACGCGTTGGGAATTCGCCAAGCGGGGAATTTCTGAAGACTCCGGAGATCCAGCTTCACTGTTCAAACGAGACGTGTAATGGCGTCCGTTTTTTCCGTTGCGTTACAGGTTTTAACTTACATTTATCTTTTAACGAATCCAAAGACGTTTTTTTAAAATATAGATGCGCGAACTGCCAAAAATCTGTAAAGACTTATTCAGTCACGGCTACCAGGAGCGAAGATGACGAGTTCGGTAGCTTGTACAAATTTGGCGAGACACCAATATTTGGCCCGCCTACACCCGCACGACTACTAAAACTAATAGGACCAGACAGAGATACCTTTTTGAAAGGAAGAAGGTGTGAAAACCAAGGATTAGGAGTTGGCGCTTTTGTATATTATCGACGAGTAGTTGAAAGTCAAAAAAATAGAATCCTCAAAGAAATCATAAAGGTTCTTGAACGTCTCGGCGCCTCTAAAGAAAACATAGCAATATTAGATACGGCGATTGCAGAAACTCAATTTACAAAAGCATTAGAGATTGCAAAACCCGCCATGCCTGAAAGCTTATTAGTGAATGGCCACAATCCTTTAAAGCTCCTACACAACGCATTGAGTGATGGAATCCATAACATGTCAGATGAAGACTGTCTCGGTTATGCCGCTAGCGTACGGGTTGTTTTAGGGGAGCTGTCGGAACGTTTGTCACAAGCACTCAAGGATGAAGCAGAACTAACACACGCTATTTCTAGATTACTCGCCCCAAAAGATAAGCAAACTTGATCAGTACCTGCCCGAATACGAATGGTAGTTACGACTATTCATCCTGTCATTTTTTTGGGGGGGGGGCGAAGCTGTCCCCGGTGGGCTCGATCGTAATTTCCAAAGAAGAGGCGCTCTGAGTGAATGTTGCACCCAGCTATCGATTTCGATCAATTGTGAGTGTGTTATGAACTGGAAAGTACCACCCGCTGGTTTTTTGGGCAGTGAGCTTGATTCTGCTTGTGAGGCGATTGTAGAAGCTAATGCTGATTGGTTTTCTTTGGCTAAATCTACAAATCTGCTAACTATGAGGATTATGCAAGAAGCCTTAGACAAGGTGCATGCCACTTCATGGTCTGCGGAGGCTATCGCTGTTCGCTTACTCCTTCGAGCTGCTGGGATTTACCAAGGCGCCCTCCTGATGGCACAGAGAGGAATGCACGTCGAAGGTCGAATCATGGCACGATCTCTTCTTGAGGTAAGTTTCAGCGTGGGCGCACTCACCTCTGCTCAGTCAAAATACATACAAATGCTTAGAGACGACCATCTCAAAAGTCGTAGGAATCGATTCCAAACACTTCAAAATCAAGGTCACGCCAAGACCCCGGGCGAGCGAAAGGCTCTACAAGAAGCAATCGAAAGTCTAAGTAAATCACTCGACCTGATAAGTCCAAAAACATTAGCGTCAATGAGCCCGTTGGAATTTCAGTATTACGCCTACCAATGTCTTTCGGATGAATCAAGTCACGTTTCAGCTTCCTCTCTCGAACATCATGTCAACGCCTACGAAGAAAGGGCTTACTGGGAGTACAAGATTGGTGCTGGCCCACCATCAGAAATCGCGAAGACGCTCTTCTACGCTCTCTACGCTATGAACCCGATCCTTATAGGTGTAGCAGAGGTACTTAAATTCGAACAATACAATGATGATTTTAATAAGATCCTTACCGATTTCGATGCTTTACCGAAGAATTATTGAAAAATAGCATTCCCTTGCAAACAATTTTTGAGGTGGACTGTCAGTAACATCGACGCCCCTGTCGGCAATGTTGTGAAATGCCCGAATTCCTTCCAACCCAGCTTGCACGGGGCTTGAACTCAATTTAGCTGCTACCAGTAGCACAGCCAATTTCAGTCTAAAAGGATAGCTCAGGTTTTCGAAAAACCCCGTATTCGAATCCTTTCAATAGCTCGGACCCAATGAAACCAAGGTATTCAGAGGTGTGCCGTTTGTAACCGCTTGATGAACTGCTGTGCAGCCGCGCTGCACATTTCTTCCAAATCTTACAATCTGTGAAATTGCCGATCATCTATAGCGCCGTCCTGCCAGCCTGGGCATTGGGTACGTTTTCACTACACTTGGATTTGCACAAAAAAAGGGCGCATACCCCGTCGGCGGGAGGGGGATAAGTGCTTTTCCGTACAGTTTTTTCTTGCTGCCACAAATTTGGTTTGCCGCCGGGGCTGCACTTCGTCGGATCACCGCTTAGCGAGCCAGGCGGCGCAATATACTGTCTGCATATACAGCGCCCGTAACAAGCGAGCAGAGGCGATGCAATGACGAATGCAAGTCACTTCACCGAGAACAGGGTGACCTCTTCCTGGTTAGAGCTTCTGCGAGATGAAGCGGCCTTGCTGCGTCACCCAGGAGCACACCATAAAAAGCTCATAGACGGGGCATACGCGCTGCATAGAGCACAGCTGATTGGCCGTGATGATCTCGCTGATCTACTTGAGCAAGCAGATGGAGCGCTGGCGTACGCCGTAGAGGCGCTCTTAGATGAACCAACCGACTACTAGAGGGTGACTATCATGCACATGCTAGTGACCCCGATGCGCTGCAAGGGTGTGGCCTTGGCCCCACAAGAAAGAAGGTGTTATCCGGCAATTAGGGGTGACGTACTTGTAGCACCCGCGACAAGCAACGAGCTTGGCCGGAGCTCAAATGTAGCGAGGGTATCGAAGGGGATGCCATTGGAGCCTGACCCACTGCCTCAACTGCTCGACGCGAACTTGTCCGGAATGGCCCCAAACGGTTTCGTGCTGAGCGGCATTGAATATGTTGATGGGTGCGCTTATGCGCAGTCTTGGTGGTGTCGTTTAGAGTAAACAGGAAATGCAGGAAATGCAGGAAATGCATGCACTTCTTCTCTGCTAGCGTTTAATTACAATCTACTGACCAACTAAGTTATGTGCACCTGGCAATCTGTATATCAAACTGGAAGATGTTGAGATAGGCACGCCTACAGTCTCAAGTAAAGACACTACCAGCAAAGACTCAACAAAAGCAATTTTAGCTAAAAAATCTTCATTAGTTTCAAAATAATCATTCGCATGACTGATATCGTTTCGCAACTTACAGATCGCTTTAATAGCGTCCTGCTTTAGACACCAAGCGTCAACAACCTTTGTTGGGATTTTTTTATAAAAATCAATCATGCATTTTTCAGTGTTATATTTAGAGTTATTGTACCGAGCTATACCGCGAAGAAAGTTTTTGACTTCCTTTCCACCACCGAAAATCTTGACCATTAACTTCTCGACCCGTTTAACTTGCTGACTCAAAAGCTCAGGGTCCAAAAATGACTTTGATGTCTTAGTCAATGACTCAAGCAACCTAAAGTACCCTAGAAATCTTTCTTCAACATTACTCATCCTCCTGTACTTCAAATATTTTGACCACTTTTCTGATAACTCATAGCTTTCTGAGAAATATTTACTTATTGATTCGAGCGGAAAGGCTGATAAGCCTAAGTCATTGAAACGTAATTGATGCCCTAGGGGGTACCAACTGTATGACATATAATCATTCGAAGATGGCTCTGGCTTTGGATAATAAATAAATGCCTCACCATTTCTCACATCGCCTTCCCACAGCTCAATTCGATCCATAACCAGTTCTTGCCCATGAAGAAGGCTTAACAGCGAGTAGCATTTTTGATACAGTGCCAGGCTATCCTTAGGTTGTATTTGGCCATTTTTAAATACACTGAAAGACAGTGGAAAACGAATTCCAACTTCGAATTCGAAGGGAGACGCGCTAGCTTTGATATTATAATTTAGAGCTATCTGACCTCCGTCCTCATCAACCATACAAAATTCAGTTGTATCAAAATAGTCAAAATTCGAAACGAGCCCGACTCTCGACCCGCTCACTTGGTCTTCAATTATCTCCTGTTGCTTCTCTGTGTAACCCACCCATTTAGCAAGACTTGGTGAATACAGGTGGATACTACGAAAATCCATATTTACAACTTTCTGCCGGCTTATTACTGCATACTTTGCAGTGTATTCGACCTCAAAATGCATAGCAGTGCCCAGCATGTCACCGATGGCAAAGCTTCCACTTTTAATACAGTGCAGATCAAACAAAACGCAATACCAACCGATACCTTCACACTCTAAAGATTCTAGTTCCCACTTAGTGCCACCCCACATGCGCAGTCCTACTTGATCGCCACTAATCCTTATACTAATCTCATTTTGAAATAGCTTCAAAACAGCCGAGAAACTGCCAACGGAGCCTTTAACAGACACCCTAAACTCATAATCCTTATCAAGATTTATATTCTCATCCCCGAACATTTCCATATGCATCTCCTTAGCGGGCTAGGTGGCGTAGGTTCCGTATACTACCAAACATGAGAGACGAAACTTCTTTTAAGGCGGGAAAGTATATGGTCCTCGCTCCTACATCGTGACAGGCTTTAATTTCATGAAAAGGGTCGTCGCTGCAATCGCTTGACTTGAAAATGCGGCTGCATCTGCGGGATTAGGTGCTGGTCCAGGCAAGTGAGTGTGGACGGCAAGCTGTGTGTTCATTGTCTGCAGCAAGTTGAGCATATCGCACACCACTTGGAACAGGTTTACAGTTTCGGACCCTATCCAATTCTTCGGCGCCAACAACTGCTGGTTCATACCCGCCACGCTTAGACGTAAACCTTGAATCCTTTCCTCCATATCCCCGCCCACGGTGGCGTTGTGCTTCTGCCCCACCACCAGGTTCAAGTCGCGCCCGGTCGCCTGGTGCAGGTCATCGACCGCCACCAAACTCGCAGATCCGCCCGAAAGTAGCTTGAGCGCGCCCAGCGCCTCAATCTTCTTGATCCCACCCACAGACTCGGTGGAATGATCATCCACCGTCCTGGTGTGGCTCTGGAAGCTCTCAGTGTTCTGCATCGCCTCCACTTCCCGTTCGATCGCCTTATCCTGGATCTTGCCGTCGGTTTGGCGCAGCCAGTTGCCATCGGCGTCAACGCGCTGCTGGCAGGCCTCGCTGTGCTGCCACACCTGGTCCCCCTTCGGCACCCGGGGCAGGCTCAGGCCGTGGGGCAGGATCTGTGTGATAAAGGGCTTATGTGGCAGACCATAGGCAAAGCTGACCACCACTGTGGTGCCCTCTTCCGGGAAGCCAAACATGCCCGCCTCTTGCCCGCCCATCGGTGCCGGCAGCGGTAAGCCGGTCAGGATCGGCAGCGCCGGATCTGGCTCGCCATCGGGCAGCAACACTTCCACGTCAACGCCGAAGCGCGGCCGAAAGTCGTCGCACAGACCAGGTGATGCCGGCGCATCTGGCACGGCCACCACTCGGCCAAAACGTGGCAGGTGGTAGCCGCCGGTGAGTTCGGGGAATTGCCGCTCTACACTGCGACGGATTGCGTCGTCCATTTGATCGCCATTTGGTTGCCGGCAAGGGTCACGCTGGTGATCCTCTCGCCCTGGTTGATAGTTGCACCTGGTCGTAGTCCTGGAAGGGCGGCGATCAGTGCGCTTTGGTTACCCTGGTAGCCGTCGAACAGTTCGACCGGCAGCTGCAGCGGCGGGCGGATCCCGAAGAAGCTGTCGGCCCAACTGCCCACAAACACTTCGCCGTCGCCCTGCTGCTGCCAGATAAAGTCGGGGATGCTGAATACGCTGGCCAGGCTGTCCATCGCCAGGTAGCCGGCGGCCAGGCTGTAGAAAAACGGGGCCTTGACCTTGGCGTAGGCCTTATCCGGCACCCGGAAACGCAGGCCGGTCTTGTCGCTGACCTCGGCCAGCACGCCCTGCACGTCGACGTGTCGCAGGTTCAACGGCATCGGCTGCGACAGGATCGCCGCCAGTTCGCGGCAGACCAGGATCTGCTGCACGCTGTTAATTGCCGTAGAGCGTTCAACAAAGCCAATGAAGTGGCGCTGCAGCGGGCCGTCGTTGTAACCGACATCGAGCATCACCAGGCCTTTGACTGCGGCGCCTGCCTGGATGGTGAAGGTCGCCCGGCCGGGGCTTTTGATGTCCAGCCGAACTTCATCCTTAACCAGCGGGTACGGGGTGCCGCCGATCGTCAGTACCTTGTGCAGTTTCATGGTGTCGGGGCCAGCCAGTCATCGACCTTTTTCAAGGTCCGTTCAAAGCCGCTCAGTTCCTCGGGCGTGCCGGTACCGTCGCCCCCACCCGCAGCGGCGCCGCCGACCGCCGAACCCGGGCCGGATTGCGACGTGACACTGTTGCCGGCGCGACGGTTCTCTACCCGTTCGGGGTTGGACAGTTTCTCTGACAGCGTGAACTGCACCAGCCACTGACTGAGGGTGTCGTCTTCCCGCGCACTCACACCGTCGCTGAATTGCACTTCGCGGATCCCGAACGCGGCGGCGGTGTCGTTGACGATCCGATACATCTTGAGCTGACCACCGCCGGCCGTGGCCTCGGCCAGGCGCATGAGGTCGCGCAGTTGCACCGCGTCAACGAACGGAACCGCCATGCTTACGGCCAGAGTTTTGGGTTTGAAGCCCTTATGTGCCGTCTGGCTGTTGCTGGTCTGCCCCGAAAGGTCGTCGCTTTCAATACGCAGGTTGGCCGTGATTTTAAGACGCTTGCCCAGGATCTGTTGGCCATCGAGTAAAAGCGTCATAGGCCGACCAGCTCCCGAACAAAGCTCAAAGCGTCCCGCGAACCCACCAACAATACACCAGCGCACAGCACCCATTCATGACCAGGTGCATCGCCTTCCAGTAAAGCACGGCGCAACTCGCTGCTGTCACCTGGCCCCAGTATCCGCGCACGCATGCTGTGATCGGCATTGCCGCCGGCCAGCAAGGCTTTCAGGTCGTTCAACTGTTTGTCGCGGCCCTGTTGCTGGGCAGCCTTGCGACCGGCCAGCGCGGCCAGGTCGCCCAGGGGTGAGCTGTCGGCCGCGTAGCTCTCAAGGACGGCGATCTGACCGGCCATGGATTGCTTGGCCGCTTTGACCACCGTGCAGCGCTCCAAGGGAAGCGCAGACCAACGCGGCAAAGGCCCGGCGCTGGGGATCTCCCACTTTTCAGACTCCAGCCGCGACAAGTTCCGCGCTCGACGTTCAGCGCGCACCAGGTCAGGGATCGGCAACAGCGCATTGAAGCGCGCCAAGGTCTCGGCAAACTGATCCAGGCGCGTGCCCAGGAACATCAGCGACAACGCATATTGAGGGCCCGCGGGCCGGCCGCTATCGCTGGCGTCGACCAGTTTGGCGGCCAGCTGCTGCAGCAAGTTCGGCGCCGACAGAAAACGCTGGTGGCCACGGCCCTGCCCTACACCACTTTGAAACGGTGTCACGGCCAGGCACGCGGGCGCCTCGCCCATCTGTCCAGCCAGTGCCGCACGGCCGGCCTCAATCGCGCCCTTGGCAGCGTTCCCGACTGGCCCCGGGTTGGTGGTGGTCATGCCGTCCAAACCCGCCAGGCGTTTCGCCGTGCTGGCCAGCTCGCCGCCGGCCAGGTTCTGAGCCGCTGCCAGTTGGCCCATCCATTGTGTGGACTGATCGGGCCAGCGCATGGTCACCGGTGCCCACGCCGTCACAGTGCATGTTCCCAGGTCACCAGCTCCAGTTTGGCCAGATCAACATCTACTAGGGCCTGGTCTAGCTGTTGCTTGAGCTGGTTGGCCTTCTGCAGCAACTGCAGTTTGAACGCAGTGAAGTCGTCACCCACCTGGCGGATCTGAGCGGCACTGTGGTCGCGAAATTCCTTGATGCCGGCCTCATCGCGGCAAGGATACAAAGCGTCTACACCCGCCAAAATTGCGCCCGTCAGATTCAACTGGTCTTCCATCTGACTGCCGTACTGATATTGCTCGCCAAGCGCCTCAGACCAAAAACCACCGGTGATTGCCGATTCACAGGACCGGTTGAGCGAGTCGACTTTTTGCTGATGAAGAGCCTGCAAGCGCTGTTGTTGGGTAGGCCGATCGGGAGCGGCCAAGAACGGAAAGCCATCTTGCGTGGCGCCAATCATCTGACCGCTGGACTGCCCTTCCAGCAATGCCAAATGCTCCTCTTTCGTGATGGGCTGGGAGTCAGGCACAGGCGAAAGATGAAAGCCGCGGGTAGCTGCGTGAAAATAGATCATCGTTGCTCCTTAATAGCCAATGGCGTACCACTTGACCGGCACGAGATTCGCGGTGCCAGTGCGCAGGCGAAACTGCGAATTCGAGACAGTATTGGCAATTACCATCCATTCCGTGTTGGTGGATGCAGAATTACCGTCGCCTTGCGCCGTCCCCCCCAAAACGGCACAAACCGTAGGGAAAGCGATTGGAAAACTGAGCGTGGTAGGCCCTGGAGATGCCGATCCCCATTGCAAGATCAAGCCGCCGAGCCAAGTCGGGAACACGATGTAGCCATTCGTCGCCAACAAGATCGCGAAGCCCCAACGCAGCTTTTTGGGAGTGATGAAACTGAGGTCGTCGACACCTGCGTTGGCCATGGCCTGTGAGGCGACTTTAGAACTACCAACGAATGCCTCGGTGGCCTGACTTCCAGAGGTGGTTATCGTTACATCGCCTGATCCGTCGAGTGTCACGTTGCCCAGCACTGCACCGTTCAGCGTGATCTTTCGAGCGTTGGCCCACCTTGCGGCCTTTCCCACCACAGTGACTCCCGACACGATGTTGGCGATACCGGTCCAGATCAACGCTGTAGCAGCCTTCACCGCTTTAGTGGTGGCAAGAATGACGCTGCTGTTGGTGTCCTGGTCGTCGCTGATGGCGTTGGGAATCTGGTCTAACTTGACGTCTTCCTTGGTCGTTGCGCGTGCACGAAGCTGGTCATAGTCACCCACCCGGGCAGCGAAATGCTGCACCAGCGGCCCGCCGATCGGCTCCACCGGCCGCCGGTCGGTGATGGTGTTCGCGTTCGGCAGATCGGCGAGCAGCACCTGGTAATGCTTCACGCCTGCGCTGTCCGTGTAGTCCAGACGGTTTGCCCCATAGGCGATTGTCGCCTTGGCAACCATGTCGCTCAGCTCGCGCTGCATCGCCACGTCGATCCACACCGAGGTCGGAAATGCACCTGGTGCACTAAATTGCACAGCTGCACGCTCCAGGCGGATGCCCTCGATATAGGCGGTCCCCGGTTTGAGCTGGTAGACATTCCCGACCTTCTCCACCTGCAGGGCGCTACCGAAAAAGCACGCCCGGCCGAACATGTCGCGATTGGCCTGGCGCTCGCGCTCATCGATGCCGGCCAGGCGGACGGTGAAATCGTGTTGCCAAGTGCTGGCATTGATCGTCACGCCGGTCAGCGCCTGGGCACCGTCGAAAACCACCAGGAAGTTGCGCGTGAGGTTGTTGCCTGCCTGCTGTGGCGGAATATTGCGGCGCTTTTGCTGGAGCGGCACGTAGGCCACGGCAAACAGCACATTTTCCGCCGTCTCCAGGCCGATCCAGTTGAAGTCCCAGTCGCCAATATCCGAGCCGATCTGGGCGCTGTACACGACCTGGTTAGGGTTCACGTACCCCGCGTTCTCGGCCGCAATCGTATGGGTGTAGACAATGCGCGCCGCTGCAGGCTTACCGGCGGCTCGATCTACCGGGGCGTTGGCGTCCAGCCCTGGAATATTGGCAAAGATGAATCGAGATACTTTCAAACCCGCACTGGCGGCTTGTTTGGCGGCGATCAGGTTTTCACCTGCAAGGGTAAGGCTAGCCATGGAGGCTCCTACAGACTGGCAACCAGCGTTTGCTGATCGTCGTTGAACTGGACGATGGCGGCGGCCACCGCGATTGGGGTGATGGTCGAGAAGTCGTAGCGTCTGCAGGTGCGGCCGTACTGCTGGATCAGCACGCGCAGCAACTCGGGGTTTTGCGACAGCTGGGAGTCTGAAAAACGCAGCAGCACCACGTCCCAATCCCGACCCGCCTGGCGTTCCTCAATCTCGACATAGCCGACGCCAAGTCGCACCAGGATGCGTTTCATCCCAGCGGTGCTGCCGGCGTCGACGGCGTTGATGAAGGCGTACTTGACCCGTAGGCGATACAAGGCCTCGGGTTCGCCCTTGAAACGGGTGATGTCGCGCTGCCAGGCCAACAGGTCAAGCACGGTAATGTGGCAGGTGTCCGCGTCCATCTGCAGAAGCGGCCAGCGCAACCAGCCCTCGACGCGTTCCCACCAGGATTGGGCGGCGGCCTTGAGTTTGGTCAGCTCGACGCCATCGAGCCAGAACGGCAAGTTGATCTTAATCACGCAACAACACCTCCAGGCTCTGGATCCGTGGAATGTTCAGCTCGCTGATGATGTCGGCCGTGGCAAAGCGCAGAGACTCGATGCCGGCGAATTGCTGGTGAAGTTCTTCACCTAATCGGCTGAATGAAAACCGCGACTGGGGATAGGTCAGGGTCGGCTGGAAGTCCGTGGCGGTGCTGTCACGAAACGCGGCACGCACGAACAACGTCGCGTTGTCTTTGAGGGTTGCGCGCTGTTCGGTTGTCAATGTCGAGCGCGGCCAGATCTCCAACTTTATGGCGTGCTGGGTTTCAGGCATGACCATCACCAACAGGTCATCGCCGTGGCCATGGTTGCCCTGGTCGCGGATATGCGCGTTGATTTGCGCCAGGTACGTCGCCGCCGGCACGTCCGCGTCAAACAGGACAAAGGCGTTTGCACTGCCCGGACCACGTGGCGCGTCATGTTGGAAATACACGCCATCCGGGCGCACACCCGGGAAGGCCGAAATCATGGCGCGGTACACTGCATCGGTGTGCCACTGGTTGACCGCTGAAAACTGGTTGCGGGTGCGCAAACGCAGCTCGTCGTTGGGCTCAGGATCTGCACCAGGTGTAGTCAACCAGCCGTCGGTGTTCACCACCTGGGCAATGCCCGGTACCGGTACCGGCAAGATCGCGTAATAACCCGGGGCCAGGTTGAAACCGGCGCCGGTGTCGACCGCCTCGACCGGGATCTGCAACTGCATCAACCCATCAGCGAAGATACCCACCGCCGTGGTCACCACCTGGTAGATATGGCCGTTGATTGATGCGGACTGCACCAGCGTTCCGGCCGGTACTTCCAGGGCGCCGCCGGCGGCTTCGCGGGTGAACAGCAAAAAGCCCTTAGCCTTGGTCGCGCCCTTACGCTCGACGTTGACGGCCCAGGCCAGCATGTCGAGCCAGGCGTCTACGGCAGTCTTGACGAAAAAGTTGGGCAGCACCGTGGCCACGAAAAATTCCAGGATCCACAGCACCGGCTTGGTCACCAGGGCGCGCACCACTCGCCAGAACGGCGAATAGGCGCTGGTGTTGCTCAATTTGCTGCCCTGGGCGGCTACCTCTTTTTCCCACTCCTGCAGGAGCCCCGCCTCAGTCGTAGGAATGCCGGCGTCGGCCAGCGCCTGCTTGAAATCTACGTCACTCATAAAGGCACCTCGATATTGCCGAATTTCAGGGTTGTTGCCGTGACCAGGTACTGGCCTGGCTGCAGCTGGGTGATCTGCGCCGTACCCGGTACCAGGCGCTCGTCGGCCTCCACCAGCAGTTCCAGTTGCTGGATGCAGTCGCGTTGCTTGAGCCGATCGCGTTCGGCCACCAGGGTGACCAACAGGCCGCTATCGCGGATCATGTGAGCGATGTCCTGGGCAATGCTGGCCCGGTCATCGATCAGCAGCGGCTGACGCGACGGATCCAGCACCAGGTCATTGCCAACAATCAAAAGATCGATGTACTCGCTCATCCGCCCACCGACATGGCAACCATGTTTTCCATCTCCAGGGAGGTCATAGGCTTGCTGTTATGGATCTCGACTTTCTCCACATGCATGCCCCTGCTCTGGCTGCTGTTGTTGTTCTGGATGCTCGTCAGCAGCCCGCCCTGAGGCACGGCGTTGGGGCGCGCCGGTGACAGGCTTGGAATGGCCGCATTGATGGTCTGCTGGGCGCGCTGCGCGGCTGCAGCGCTGTCCATGGTGTTGACACCAATGTCGGTACCGGGCACCTCGGGCATGGCGCCGAAGCGGGTTTCAATGTCGACGCCGGGGATCTTGTTCAGCATCTCGATCAGGCCGTTGATTGCCGTGTGAAAGATCGCGACGATCCCGTCCCACGCGGCCTTGGCCATCCCGGCCCAACCACCCATCGACGCGAACCAGTCCGACAACGCGGTGATCTGGTCGCTGACCCACTTGAACGCCTCGCTGTTCATCAGCGCGGCCGTCCACTCGTCCCAGTACACAACGGCGGCGATCACCGCCGCGACCAAGGCCATAACCCCGATCACGATCCACACGACCGGGTTGGCCAGCAGCGCCGCGTTGACCAACCAGATCGCGCCCTGCCACAACAGCATCACGCCACGCAGCAAGCCGAGAACGGCAGTCAGGCCGTAGACCACGGTGATGTAGCCCAGCATGAAAGCCTTCTGCAGGAGGAATACGGCCGTGGTCCGCAAGCTGACCAGTTGCACAACCTTCCAGACCGTCACCATCGAAAGCCAAACCATGCGGCCGGCGCCGACGGCGAAGGTCAGCAGGGACATGACGGCAATCAGCGCCAAGATCGTCAGCGTGACGATGCCGATCACCCGGGTGATGTTGGGGAACATCTGAGTCCAGCGGGTCATGGTGCCAGCGATGCCCGACAGCTTGGCCATCAACGGCGTCAGGATCGGAATCAGTGCCTGGCCAAAGGCGATGCGCAGCGCTTCGACCGCCGCCCCGAACTGTTGCCAAGGGTCGACCATGTCCATGGCCATTTTCTGCGCGTCCTCAAGGCCGCGCACCTTGCCCAGCTTTTCCATGCCGTTGCGCAGGCGGTCGGTGTCCTTGGCCAGGGAGCTGATCACCTGCGCGCCCTCCCCGCCAAACGCTTCCATCAGCTTGGCGCTGGCCGACGCACTGGTCAGGTCGCCCAGCTTGCCCTGCAGCTTGTCCATGATCTGCAGCATGGGCAACGCCTTGCCGTTGGAGTCGGTGAACTTCAGGCCCATTTTTTCGGACGCTGCGCCCAGGTTTTCGAAGAACGCCTTGTAACGCCCGCCGGCGTCACCGCCTTCCATGGTGCTGCTCAGCGAGCCGATCACCGCGAACTGTTCGGCAATATCAACGCCGGCAGCGGTCGCGATAGAACCCACTTCCTTGAAGGCGTCCTTGAGCTGGGCGCCGTCGGTGCGGAACAGCTGCACCGCCAAAGCGGTCTGGCCACCCAGCTTTTCAACCCATTCGCCCTTGCCCATGGCGTCAGCCTGGCCTTTGAACAGGTTGTACATGGTGCCCACGTAGGCGCCCATGGTCTCGGCGTCGGATTTGGTGGCCTTGGCCAACAGGTTGCTGGTGTTGGTGAAGGTGGCCAGCTGGCTGCCGGTCAGGCCCTTGATGGCGCCCTCAATGCTGTAGGCCGACGCGACAAAATCCCGGGCGTTCTCGCCATAGTTCACCGAGAAATCCAGGGCCTTCTGATTCAAAGCCGTCAGCGCATCTTCGGCCACACCCAGGGATTTGACCTCGCCCAGGGCGCGGTTCATCTCCAGCGCGGGCTGCAGTGATTCGTTGATGCCGACAAAAGCGCCCGTCACACCGGCCAGGCCCATGCCCATGGTCTTGATGTTCTTTTCGCTTTGCTCGGTCAGCTCGGAAAAGCCCATCTTCACCTTGCCCAGGGGCGCGGTGACCTTGTCGGTCAGGGCCAGGATGAAGTCCAGGCGGGCGCTACGATCGGCCATGTGGTTCCTATCCGTTCAACGCACGGGCAATGCCGCTTGCGACGGCAAATTCCATGCGTTTCCAATATTCGTCATCCAGCCACTTGGCCGTGCCCATGTTCTCGATGCTGGGCTCGGCACCAGGTAACCAACGGTTGGTCAGGGCCAGCAACTGGCCCAGGCCGTCTTCGGTCAGGCGGTCAGCGTGCTCAAGGGCTTTTTTACGATGATCTCGACGTCAGGCGCGTACTCCTCGAGGAGCGCGCCGGCGATTTGCATGGTCATCACCGGGTTGGCCAACACCTCGCGCAGACCGGCCTTTTCAGCGGGCAACACAGTGCTGCTCAGCAGGTTGAAGGACGGCGCGACCTTGTTGTTGGCGGTCATGGCATTGAAGTACTTGGTCACGTCCTGGGGCGTCAGGGTGAAGGTGAATTCCTTTTCGCCTACTTCGAGGGTGATTTCGCGGGCTTGGGTCTGGCTCATTGTTCGTATCCGTTGTGGTGGTTGGTTTAAAGGGGTTTCGGGTCAGCGCAGGCACACCTGGTGCACGTAGTCCTGCAGGCCCAGGATCATTTGCTTACTGAGGGCAAGTTGATCTCTGAGGGTGAAATAATCCGGTCGAGCGTCTGTTGCGAGTTCGGCGGTACCTGCATCAGCCACGCCGCCGGCGCTGGCTTTTTCGATGCCGGCGGCGCTGCAGGTGGCATTGACGCGCAGCCGCTGACGGCGATCGTCAACAGCGCGCTGCAGCTCAAGGTTTGAAGCGCGTTCATGGTCCAGCTCCAGGGTTCGTTTCAGATCGATCGCGTCACGGTCGGCCAGCATTTCGCCGCTGATGCGGGCGGCTTCGCGCAGGCCCGTCACTTCGAACAGGGCGTTGTCACGCTCCTGGCGGGCGGTGTCGCGTTGCCCCTCCAGGATGTCGAAGCCGATAAATGCGACCACGCACAGCAGCAGCGGAAACAGGATTTCGCGCAGCATCACAAGCCCTCCGCGCACATGGCCGCTTCGGCGCGCCGGCGAGCGTGCAGGCCCGGTACAAAGCGCTTGCGGCCCTGGGCATCGGTGACCGACGACCACACCGGGCTCTTGCCATCGGGGCCCCAGGCGAGGGCCTTACAGCCTTCCGCGATCTTGCCGGCATTGATCAAGCCCACGGCGCGACTGGCGCAGGTGCTGGGCGTACCGAAGTTGTGGCCATGGCTGCTCAGGGCGTCGAAGGTCTTCTGCCCGATCGCCGGATTGGTCAGGCAGTCAGCCAGGGCCAGTTGGCCTTTCTCGACCACCAGCTGCTCCACCTCGGCGCAGCGCGCCGGCGACCAGTAGTCACCCACAATCAGCGGGTACGGACTGGTGTAACTGGTGATGCCCTTGCACACGGTCGGCAGGCCACGGGCCAACTTGTCCGCGTAGACGGTGTTCTGGCCGTTACCTTCCCAAGTGCCCAAGAACACGACCAATGCGGAGCTGCAGAGCGTGATGCCACCGGCGGCGATCTTGCCGCGCAGGCTCATGGGAACAGGATCCGCAACAGCGCCGGCCCGACCATCTGCGCGACCACACCCAGCACGGTCAGCACCGCCAACATGCGGGTGACCTTGGTGCCGATGTCGGACACGGTGGCCGTTAGCTCGCGCTGGCCATCGTTCAAATCCGAGAGCTGTACCGCCATGTGTTCGAATTCGCCTTCCAACCGGGTGACACGGGTCGGCACAGTTTCATGGCGTGACTCCAGGTCGCTGACGCGGTGCTCAAGCACGGCGTAGCGGCTTTCCAGGGTGCCTTTGGGCTTGGCGCGTGCGGTCATCGGCGCTGTCCTTTCTCAAAAGCTGATTGGCACGGGACGCAACGGGTAATGCCTTCCAGCGCTCGGCGCGCTGCAGGTATTTCGTAGTCGCAGTCCATGCAGTCGATCAGGCTGGGCCCCGCAGGCCGTGGCCGGGCGAGTTGGGCCAGAATCGACCGTTCGCGCTCCAACTCCTCGATCTTCTTTGCGTCGTCGAGCCAATCGCCCATCAGCGCAACCCCTCGATCTCGGCCGCAGCCAGGTACGGCACGCCGTTGACGCGGATAAAGTCCGGGCTGGTAACGTCAAAAGGCACCTTGTGCTTGGACTTCTCGCCGCCCTTGGGGTCAACACTCAGCAGGCTGGACACCTTCAACTTGCAGCCGAAGGCCTCAATGCGCAGCTCTTCATCGCCGGCCTTGGCAAAGAACACCGAGTCGAACGGTTCCAATTGGCGGAAGCTGCCGGCACTACGGGCGGCTTCGATCAGTAGGTTGAAGTTGCTGGTGTCGAATTCGAATTCACCGCTGCACGACACATCGCCGTCGACGTGCCCATTGGGCACACCACGGGATTGCGCCACGGCGGTGTTATCGGTGATGTCCAGGGTGCAGCTCTCAACATGGATCTGCAGATCGCCCAGGTTGATGTCGAAGTTTTTACCGCCAATACGGGACATACGGGATTACTCCGAATCGTCGTTGGAAAGGTCCAGGGCGATGTTCGCCGTGAGGTCTTTCGGGCAATTGAGGGGCCTGATCTTGATGTACACCTCCACCTTGGTTTTGGTGTGCCAGACCAGCTGGATGTCGCCGTCTTTCGGGGATTCGATCTCACCCGGGAACACCTGGCCGGCGAAGGTCGTGGACTTGGCCATCACGCGCAGCGGCTTCATAAAGGCGCTGATAGCGGCCGCCATGCTGTTGGCCGTGTTGTTCAGGCGTCGATCGGCAACACGCAGGATCAGCAGCGGGCGCACCTGGCGAGCAGCCTTGTCGGCCAACCGCAGGTACTCGACCACCTGGAAGTCACTTGCCGGCGCATCGAGCATGTTGCCGTCGCCCCAGAACACGCCCGGGTAGTCGGGGTAGGTTTGCGAGACTGAGAAGCGCGCCTTGTCGAGTTCCGATCGCACGGCCGACGGCAGGGGCAGGCCGTCTTTGTCTTTGGGAACGCTGCCCAAGGCCAAAACGGCGCCGCTGGCCACGCGCATCGGGCTGTCAGCAATGCTGACGGCAGCGTTGGCCAGGCGCCCAGCCAGGACGCCCTGGTCATTGCCGTGCAACTGGGGCACGACCAGGACACGCGGTGCAGCCAGGTCTTTGGTGATCGCCTTTTGCTGGGCCAGGTATTCCGACCAGGTCTGTTCTGCAGTGATGCCAGCGGTGCTGGCCATCACGAACACACGACGGCCGTAGGTATTGCTGACGGCGATCGCGGCGTCATGCATGGCCGAGAGTTCAGCAGCAGCGGCCACCGGTTTGGTGATCACCACGGCTTCCACAGAAAAGCCCTGCTGCTGGGCCTTTTCCAGGGCGACAAGCCAGTCACCATCGGCAGCAATTGGAGCCGCCAGACACGCCCAGCGGTCGCCGCCATTGGCCTTGGCCGCCGCGACTTGGTTTTTCAGGTCGCTGATGGGCTGGCCCAGGACCGCTTCCAGGTCACTGTCGGTGTTCAGGGCGATCAGGCTACCGACGCTCTTAGCGCCGGGACCAATAAACAGGAAATAGCGCTCGATCTCGGTCACGGCACCCTGGCCGAGGTTGAGATTGTTAACGCTGACTTTGCCAAGTGCCATGCAGTGCCTCGTTATTTGGGGGAGTTCAGGATTTGTGCCAGCACCTGGTTAACCAGCAGGCTGGTATCCCGGTCGGTACTGACGCCCAGGAACTGGCGTTTCGGCAGGGTGATTTCCCAGCTTTGCGCGCCGTTGCCCTCGGCCTTTTCGTCGGACAGGATGCGTATCAGCAGGCCCGCCTTGGCGTAGTTCACGTGTTCTTGAATCCATGCCACGGATGGCCGGGAAAGGCTCTTCTTGCCCTTCTGGCGAACCTTGAAGCCCAAGCGGCGCAGACGTTTTGCCTGTTTGTCCGTCGCGGCCAGCCCCTCGGGCACCTTGTTCCACCGGCGCATCTGCGCGGCAGTTCGGCGCTCGGTCGCGCCGTGGTGTTGCTGCGCGGCGACCCAGCCAGTCAGGCCGTTACGCCATCCCAGGGTTGCGGAGTCCGCGCTCACGCTGGTGACCTGGAGCAACTTGCCCAGGCCGGCTTCCATCTTCTTTTTGCCCTTGCCGTCGCCCTTGCGCGCATCGAAGGCCGAGCCGTCCAGGTTGCGCTGCTCGCGGATCCGCTTACGGCTCATGGTGCGCACGCGCTTGGTGACGTTGTTGAGCAAACGCCGGCGCAGCTGCGGGGGCAGACTCAACAGGGCCAGCTGCTCGCGAACGCCCAGGTGGCCCCGTACGTCCAGCTCGAAAGTGCTACGCGCCACCGCCGCGGACCTCGCCTTGCTCAGCAACCCACAGGTCGAAGTCGACCAGGCCCCACTTCTTGCCGAACGCCTCGACCAAGCCGTTGGGGTCTTCGGTCAAGTGCTGCGCCTCGACAAACTCCAGGCTCAGTTCCAGATCTGCTTCGTCCGGGGTGATCTGGTCGACGGCGAACGTCGGCGCCGGCAGGTCGTCGTCCCTATCGGGATCGTTGGTTTCCAGCCAGCCGCCCAGGAGCGCCATCAACAAGGCGGGGTTGCCAGCGAATCGCTCGATCACGACTACGGCGCGATAACGCATATCGCCCATGTGCAGGCCCTGGGTGGTGTCTTTCCAGATCAGGTCCAGGTTGACCTGCTCGGCCCAGCTGTCGATCTGCTCGGGCAGCACCAGGTGCAAGCCGATCAGGTAGGTGGTCAGGGCGCGGAGCTTGTTCATAGCAACGCCGCCGTGATGCGGCCACGGCCCTGCAGCGAGCGCACAGCCTGTTGGCTGAATGCCAGGAAGGTTTCCGGGCGATCGGGCAATTCCTTGCCCAGGTTTTCCGCGCTGTCGCGGCGGATGATGGTCACGAACTGGGGCAAAAGGCTGGCTTTGGCCCTGCAGTAAACAGCGCGTTTGTACGTCGCTGCTTGAAATGTGCGCTCGGGCAGCACCATAGGGTCAGCAGATTCCAAGGTGGTGACACCTTGGTTCTGCCAACGCGCTTTGCACGTGGCCAAGTCGCTGTTGACCTCGGTCATCGCCGTGGTCAATTCAGCCGTCAGCAGTTCCACCAGGTATTCCGCCGGCAGGCGATAGCCCTTCTGAAACTCGGCCACATCGAGGTTCGGCCAAAAGCCGTCATTCTCGATCGCCAGTTCCACAAGGGTGGTGGGTTTACCTGAAAAGCTCATGCTGACTGCTCAAATAGGGCGGGGAGCCTGTTTTCAGTGGGACGGTCCATAAATGGGCGGCTCACTTCCACAGGTCCCCGCTGGGGGGGTAGTCGGTTATTCGGTGGCCGGGGTAGCGGCCGCTTGTTTTGCCAGGGCCTTGCGGACCTTTTCGATGCGGGTGTCGTTGCCGGCCTGGGCGTACAGCTCCGTTGAACGCTCCAGGTGCTTGAGTGCGACCTCAAAATTCCCGGCCTCCATGGCACGCATACCGATCAACTTGTGGTACTTGCTCGGGATCTGCTCCGTCAGTTGCCATTCACCGTCAACCAGGGGCAGCAGGTCGGAGAGGTAAGGCTCTGGGCTGCGGTTGGCTTTGTATTCGGCGTAGGCCCACTCACACACGGCGTCAGCGACAAAGGTCTGGATGTCGCGGCGCTTGAAGCGCTCCGGCATCTGCTGGCCCTGCTCGATCAGGACGTCGGCCAACTCCAAGGCGTCTTCGAACTGGGCGGTGTCGAACAGCCAGACCAACACCTGCACCGCGACACGATTGGGAAAGACCAACCCCGACTCGCAATAGCGCTGCACGTATTCCTGGTACTTGGGCAGCAGCTCGTCGCGCTTGAGTGCCTGGCGTCCTGCCAGGCCATTGATCGCGCTGATGCGCGCCAAGTCCTGGTCCAATGCCGCTTCCTGCAGCAGCAGGTGCTTGCGTGCATTGGCGGGGCTGCTCAGGGCTTCCGCCGGCGAGTAAGGAAGCGCTGCGGAGACGGCAGCCGCCGTAATGGCGGCGCCTCCCAGCGCGATAGTGCGGCGCTTATGCGCAAGGGCCAGACTCACGCCACAAGCTCCACGTTTTCGGTCATGGCGAACTTTTCCAGCTGCTCGATCACATAACCTTCATTGCGGCTGTTGTAGTCCTCAACGCGGGAGCGCTTTGGATTGTCGACGGTCTGCTTGCGCCAGCTGGAGTCCTGGAAGTAAATCGACAGGTTGTCCCAACTGGTGACGACCACACCGTTGACCGGGAAGAACGGCACGCTAAAGCTCGGCAGGCCGCCGTAGGTGGCGATTACCTGGGCTTCTTCGATGCGCTCTTTTTCGGTCGGGGTGTCGCCCTGCTTCGAATACAGCTTGGCCTTGTCGGCGGCCAGCAGGTCGGTACCGATGATCGCGATCAGGTCGCCGGCATCGCGTAGACGTTCGTCCACCAGCTGTTTGGTGTCGTGCACCAGGGCATCGAGGTTGGCATAGTCGCCACCGGCGCCGAGGGTGACTTTGCCGGCGACCTTGCCTTCCTTGAGTACCTGGGCCGGGATCTGTTCACGTGCCTGTTGCAGCCAGCCTTTGTTGACGTCCTGCAGCATCGGGTATTTTTCGATGTCGGTCTGCACGGCAGCATGGGTGCCGTGGAAGCCGACCATGATGCGGTCCAGCGCGATCTGTTTCTGCACAGCTGCGGAGTAACGCTGATGGAAGTCCGGGAACTTGGCCCAGGCATCGATCTTGGCGTAAGGCAGGCCAACATCAGACTCGGTCGACGACAGCTCGTAGGTGTCCTGATCCAGCGACGACGCATCTTTGGCTTCGCGATCGGTGGTCTTGGTGTTGGTGCGGCCTGTGACCGGACCCGACACGCCAATGAAGACCTTCTGGCCTTTGATCTCGGTCACCGGAATGACGTTGATCCGCTCCAGGAAGTCCGACTTAGCCGTGATGGCGTCGTTCAGCTCCTGGGCAATGGTCGGGTCGACGCTGAACATCTTGGTAGCCAGGTCGACGCCATAGCTTTCCGCGATGGCGAGTTGTAGCTCCGCGAACATTTGGGCGCCGAAGGCGCTCAGTGAATAGGCCATGTCAGAGCACCCGCTTTTTGACGGTGGTTACCGGGCCGGGATTGCGCGGCAACTGGCGACCGGTGGAGTTGTTCTGCAGGGCGCTGAACTGCTTCTGCAGCTCATCCAGCTTGGCAAGTACGGACTGGTTGCCCTTGCTCTGGCGGCGGAATTCGCGCTCTTGCTCGGCGGTGGCCACGATGTCGTCCACGGCCGTGCTGACGTCATCGATCAGGTCCTGATCGGGCTCAGGTGCATCTGCGGCGGCGGGCTCAATGACGGCTTGAAGGCCGGCAGCGACAACCAGCAGCTGCGCCACCAGGGCCGTCAGAGCCGTTGCTGTAGCTTCATCCATTGGGGGTTTGCTCTCTGTTTGGGGTGGAGTGGTTTCGGTGGGCAGCGCACCTGCAGCGAAACGCTTGAAGAAGCCGGTCAGGGCATCAATCAGTCCGGTTTCGGCGGTGTTTGGGCTGTCGTCCTGCAGGCGGCCGAGTTCGACCGACGCGGCGTAGTAGGAGGCGCGGTTGTTCTTGTGGGAGAAGTAGAGTTCCTGAGTGCCCACGCTGGCAGGCTGGTCGGTAACGCCCAAACCAGTCAGGTAGGCTTTGCCCTTACCACGGAAGTCCGGGGTAATTTCGATGCTGCTAAACAGCTTCTGGCCCTGATCATTCAGATACAGCAGGCGGTCGTTGGGCTTCAATTGCGCTTCCAACGCCACTTCGCCGGGCTCCAGGTCTTCGGCTTCTTCCACCAGACGCACCGCGTAGACGGTGCCGTGGGAGCCAGGCCAACGTTCGTGGTCGCACCAGATCACCGCCGTGTAGAAGGACGGTTTGTAGGTTTCAGCGATGTCGCGCAGTTCCTGGGGAAGGATTACGCGCCCATCAACGGTAGCTCCGCTGGTGGCGACACGTTTCCAGAACGAAACAAGGGAACGGGGCATGGGTTTAACTGCGCTCAATCGCTGAATGAGCCGCCAAGATAGGGAGCCGTCAGCCCTCAAACAAACGGTTCAAATGCGCGTTTCTCCTATATTCGCGATATAGGCGGATCACGGAATTTAACCCCGCGTTTCTAGCGTTTTCGCCGCATAGACTGCGGCCCATGTACTACTCGACCGAAGTTAAAGAAGCCGCCAAACGCTTGTTTCTGCGCCGCTGTAAGGCCAAGGAAATTCAGGCGCAGCTCAACCTGCCCAACATCCGAATCGTCTACTACTGGATCCGTCAGGGCGGATGGGAAGACATGCTCTCGGACGAAGAACCGCTGACCGCTGTCGGCCGGCGGATCACCCTGCTCCTGGACAAAGTTGGCAGCCTGTCCAAAGACGACCTCAACGAGCTGGACCGACTGACCGTCGTTCGCGAACGCCTGCTGAAACAAGCGGCCAAGCCCGCACCGGTGGCGGCATCGAACGGCGACGACCAGGGCGAGCTCCAGGAACCACGCAAACGCTCGCGTGGCGAACGCTCCAGCCGTGGCGAAGGCGGTGACAGGAAGAAGGAAAAGAAGGCCAAGAACGACATCAGCGGGCTGACCGAAGTCGACTTCCTGGATAAGTTCATCAGCAAGATGTACCGCTATCAGCAGGAACTGTTCGCGGCCAAGCAAAACCCGCTGACGAGCCGGATCCGCAACATCCTCAAAAGCCGCCAGGTCGGTCTGACCTACTACTTCGCCGGCGAAGCGTTCATGGACGCGGTACTCACTGGCGATAACCAGGTGTTCCTGTCGGCCAGCCGCTCGCAGTCGGAGATTTTCCGCAGCTACATCATCCAGTTCGCCAAGCAGTGGTTCGACATCGAGCTGACCGGCAACCCGATCACGCTCAGCAACGGCGCCGAACTGCGCTTCCTGTCGACCAACAGCAGCACCGCCCAGGGCTACCATGGCCATGTGTACGTGGATGAGTACTTCTGGATCCGCGACTTCGAAAAACTCAGCACCGTGGCCAGCGCCATGGGCACCCACAAGAAGTGGCGCAAAACCTACTTCTCGACACCCAGCGCGGTGTCGCACCAGGCGTACCCGTTCTGGTCGGGCGAGGAATTCCGCAACAGCAAACGCGGCAAGAAAGCCGGCGGTACCTGGCCTACCGAGGCGTCCTACACCCAGGGCGCCCTGTGCCCCGATGGCCAATGGCGCAAGACCATCACCATCCAGGATGCGATCGATGGCGGCTGTGATCTGTTCGACCTGGAGCAGCTGCAGCTGGAGTACGACGAAGACAAATTCCAGCAGCTGTTTTACTGCAAGTTCATCGACAGCAGCCAAAGTGCATTCGGCCTCAAGGACCTGGAGCGCTGCTACTCCGACCTGTCGTTGTGGGAGGACTACAACCCCGAACTGGACCGGCCTTTCGGCAACAGCCCGGTGTGGCTTGGCTACGATCCGAGCCGGACCCGCGACGACGCCACGTGTGTGGTGGTCGCCCCGCCGCTGGAACCCGGGGCGAAATTCCGCATCCTGGAAAAGCACAGCTGGCGGGGGCATTCGTTCAACTATCAGGCCGCACAGGTCAAGAAGCTCACCGAGCGTTTCAACGTCCAGCACATCGGTATCGATATCACCGGCGTGGGCTATGGCGTGTTCGACCTGGTGCGCGACTTTTACCCGAAAGCCACGCCGATCCATTACAGCCTTGAGACCAAAAACCTGCTGGTCCTCAAGGCCCAGGACACGATCCAGGGAAGCCGCATCGAATGGGACGCCGGCTGGACCGACATCGCCCAGGCGTTCCTGACCATCAAGCGCGGCACCACCACCAGCGGCCAAGTGACCTACAGCGCTTCGCGCACCGACGCCACCGGTCACGCCGATATTGCCTGGTCGATCATGCACGCCCTGTTCAATGAACCCCTCAACACCAACAAGCGGCGCCGTAGCCGCTACGTCACGAGCGGAACCAATGCCCAAGCCTCGACACAAAAAGCCCCAAGCCAGCCAACAAGCGCGACAGCCACAGCCCATGCGGGCGTTCACCTTCGGGGAACCCGAACAGGTGCTGTCCGGCAACATCGGCGAGTACCTGGGGGTGTTTCTCAGCGACGACGGCGAGATCTACAAGCCGCCGGTGTCGCGGGCGGGCCTGGCCAAGCTGCTGCGCGCCAACGCGCACCACGGCGCGATTCCCAAGTTCAAACGCAATCTGCTATTGCGTGAATTCATCCCGTCCGAGGGCTGCAGCACACAGACCATGGGCCGGGCCAGCCTCGACTACATGGTGTTTGGTGAAGCGTACTTCTATCGCGATACCAACGCCTTCGGTGAAGTGCTGGAGATGCAGCACCTGCCGACCATCAACATGCGAGTGAAGGTCGACGGCGGGTTCAGGATGCTGCTGCGGGACAACAAGTTCATGGACTTCGACCAGGACGAAATCGAACACGTCCTGGACTACGACGTGGAACAAAACATCTACGGCGTGCCCGACTACCTGGGCGGCCTGCAGGCGCTGCTGCTCAACGAAGCAGCGACCCTGTTCCGCCGGCGCTACTACAGCAATGGCGCGCACGCGGGCTACATCTTCTACACCAACGATCCGGACCTTACCGAGGAAGACGAAGACAACCTGCGCGCCCAGATCAGCGC